GTAATTTTTTCATTAATGGAGATTTCCACATCGAACCGTGAGGATTTTCAATAACCCACTTTAATTTAGGATTTTTACTATAAAAATAATTTATTATTTCAATTGTTTTTTTTAAAATTTTATCACCTAAAACAGCAGATTTTGCTAATGGTTTCATAGTATCAGAATTCCTAACTCTTGGAGCAAATCGATGAACAGTTGCTTTTGTAAGAGCAAGATTACTAAAAGAAGAACACGGAGGAGATGCCCAAATAAAATCTGGTACAGGTATTTTTTTATAATCAAATTTTAAAATATCAGTTAATATATCAGGATGATATTTTAATTCATTGTCTAAACTTATTACTCTTCCATTACTTTTTAGTTTTTTTTTAAAAGCTTTTCCAGCACTTCCTGTTCCTTTAAATAATTCTAATAATAATTTTTTTGTCATTATATAGTTCTTTTAGAAAAAGAACTTACAAAAAAAGAATTTTATTTTAGAAAAGAATTTTATTTATTATTTTTTTGTTTTATTATAATACCTTGTTTTAAACAACGTAATTCATTACTTAAAGCAGTATTTAATTGAACTTGCATCTCTCCAAATTCTTTTAATGCTTTAACTTGTTCTTTTAAATTTTTAATCTGCCATTCAAAACCAGCAATAACATCATCAAAATCAATTTCTTCTTCTTTATGAATAAACTTATTTTTCATTATATATATTATAAAATAAATAATTTTAAATAAAAAATATTAATTTTGTTTTTTAAAAAGTTTAATACTCTTCTTCATAAAAATTTAAGTCTTCATTATCATAATCATACCACTTTATTAATCTATTAAATTCATCTTTACAAATAACACTCTGATTTTTTTTATATTCAAACTTTGGATTAACAGCAGTTAAATTAAATAATAAACCATCTTTATTTTTTTCTTTATCACCTGAACCTGTATATTCACCGTTTAATAAATCTTCATAAATTCTAAATATATCACCATTATATTCTGTATCTGCTTTATATAATATACAATCATTACTAACACCTTTCATTCTAATATGATAATCAAAAATATTTAATCCTTCATCGTTTATACTTTGTAATTTATCAATATAGCACTTTTTACCCAAGAATATACTTTTAATACTTTTTATATCTCCTTTTGCTCCATCCATCTCAAAATCCACGTGAAAATTACCAAAAATTTCCCCCTGTAATTCTCTATGATAAAGTTTTTTAAATCCATATTCTAATCTTTTAACATCTTTTAATGGTAAGTGTATACTATCCGTATCTTGATAAGTCATATCAATATTTAAATCTTCGGCAAGACACATAACCTCATTCATTATTCGTTTACTCATTGATAATATTTCAACTCCAACGTGAACATTATTATAATGTTTATTTATTGCTTTTTCTAATTTAACTTTATAAAAAGGCGTACCTCCTATATTATCAGCACTTTTAATAAAATCAAAATTTCTATTAATATAATCATCTAATTTTCCTTCATATTTTATAATACATTCCGTGTCAATAGGTTTTAATATACTTTTACCATAAGCAGAATTCATTAACTCCTTAAATATTAATTGTAATGGATTACCTTTTTCAAATTTATAATCTTTATGAATACTTTTTTCAAATTCTTTTTTATTTGGATATTCACAGATAGTTTCATTATTTTCATCTTTTACATAAATAATATTTTTATATTTTTTTCTATTATTAAAAATATCTAATATTACTTTTCCTATTTCATCATTACGTCCTTCATCATAATAATAACCTTGAATAAATTTATATTCTACTTTTTGAAATTTTACAAAATCTTCTAATGCTATTTTATCAATATATAATTCTTTACCAACTAAATCATTAGTAAATTCTCTTATTCCTTTATCTGTTAAAATAGATTGTAATGGAAAATTTAATCTTTTACCAACTTTTAAAACTTTTATTTTTATAAAATATCCATCATATTTTTGAGGTTCAAAATTTTTTATTACTTTTGGACTACCTTTTAAAAAACCACCTAATTCATTAGTTAATCTATACATCGACGCAGGATAAAGACTAATTTTATCTAGGTCTGCGTAATCAATATCTCTTCTTGTAGGTTTATTATTTTTAACCATACAACGACCACCAACAACACACTTTTGAATAAAATCTCTTGGAACTCCTGATATTTTTAAAACATCATCATAACAACCTTTAATTTTTAAATAATTATCTGCTAAACTTGCTAATGTATAATATTTATTACTATGTTCTTTAATTGCTTCATAACTTAATTCATCAAATTTTTCGTAACCTTGTTTTAAAACTACACAATCTAAATAACAATATTTTCCAGCATATTTTAAAATATCTATTTTATTATCGTTTATACATTCCCAACGTTCACAATTATATAAATATTGTTCACGGTCCGTTTGTTTAACAAATTTTAAGCATTCATCAATATTTATATATTTCTTTTTTACGTTTTCTTCATTATATAAATCATAAGGCATTATTTCTTTTTCTTGGTCTAAATCAAATACTCCACCGAATTTTCTTAAAGGTAAATTAATCATCTTTAAACTATCAATAATAAAAATTCTAATAATTTTATATTGACTCATAAAATAAAAAGTAAAATTAATTACACTACTACCTTTTTCTAAAATTTTAAAACCACAACCATATTTAGATAAGAATCTATAATCATAAGTTGCATTATGAGCGATTAATCTAATTTCAGGTATATTATCTTGTTTAAAAGGATTATCTGATGTTCTTTTTACGCCGTGATTATTTAATAAATTATATAATAAATCTTTACCACATTCTTCACCCCAAAAACCATCTGGATGTTTATCAGTATAAACACAATAAGGTTTATGACAAATATTTTTATTATTTTTATCTTTTGTTATAGTTTCAAAATCAAAAAAATAAATAAAATCAGGGTCACGCATTCCTTTAGAAGGTTTATTTATATCTACATTATGATTTTCATATTCTAAACTTCCAAAATTTTCAATCTTATTATAATAAATAGTTTTATAAAGTTCATCAGATTTATTTATTGGTTCTAAAAATTTATTTTGATTATCTAATAATATTCTTATTAATGTAAAACTATCAATAAATCTATCTGTTCTTTTTCTAAATTTATCATCATAAAATAAATTATAATCATCAATATCATAAATATCAAAATAATTTTCAATAGAATATTTAGTATATTCAAGTTTTTCAATTAAAAAATAATGTTCTTTTAAAATTCCTAATTCTATTAATTTATTATTTTTATCTCCATAATATTTTTTTTCAGTTGTAATTTCTTTCTTGTTTTTCTTTTTATTAAATACATTCCTTAAAGTTTTTACACTAATATATATATTTAATTCTTTTGCTACTTCTTTTAATTTAGTTCTTGGTATAGATTGATGAACAACCATTGATTTTATTTTATCTGTATTTATTCCTGCTATTTCTAATGAATATAAAAAACAATTTAATTTATAATGTTTCTTTTTAACTTCTTGAAAAATACCATATCTTGATAAATCAATTTTGTCTAATTTATGAGTATAAGGAAAAAATTTACCAGTTTTCTTTATATATTTTGTTTCAGGATTTAAAAATTTAAAATATATATTTTCATCATTCTCTATTAATTCAAATAAATCTTCAACATCACTTCCTGTAATAGGTAATTTTCTAATTTTATTCAGTCCTAATTTTTGAATATTACTTATTGTTTTTGCAGTTAAAGTTTTTACATTATAACGATTACCATCTTTGTCTTTACTATAAAAAATAACTTTATTATTTACTTTATCAATTTTATCAACAAATTTTAATATTTTGTTAGTATTAAATTTATTTCCTACAAATTTATCTCTTTTAATATTAAATTCTTTATCTTTCTTTATTTTATTTTCTTTTGTATTAAATCTGTCTAAAATATTATCTAAATATTTTTTTTCACTATCAAAAAATATATCTCCTTTAATTTCTTTATCTAATTGATTTTTTCTCTGTTGTCCTTTTTGTGTAAATAAAAAATTATTTCTTACAATCTCATTATTATCTTTATCATAATAAGATAAATTTCTATCTGAAAATCTTGAAAATTTTTTAGTTTTTTTGTTATATTTAAAATTATCTATAACTATATCAGTTTTACCTTGTTTTAATAAATCTTTATTAAATCTTCTAAAGTCTTTCGTAAAATCCCCACCATAAAGAATTTTTTTTTTTGGATTTTTTTTTAAGTAATCTTTTTCTAGTTTTTGTAATTTTTCCATATAATTATTATTAGATAAATTATTATCCCCCATTACTTATATATTTAGATTTATATATTATATAATCTTTAAATCATTTTTTTAAATAATTAATTTTAAAAAATAAATTTATAATTAAATAAATTTTATTTAATTATATATAATTTAATTTTGTTTTGTTTATTTTTTTAATTTTGTTTTGGTAAGGATTTTCTAAAAATCCTGTATAACACCTTTTTCAACCATAATTTGAAAATATCTTGGTTTTTTTTGTTCAAAAATATCTAATTTATTTTTAAGTTTATAATAATTATAAGAAGACCACGCTTTATTCATCTCAGAATTTTTTTCATTATATTCTTTTCTTTTTTCAGGTTTATAATTTTTTTTTGCTAATAGTCTTCTATTTTCTCGGTGATATATTTTTTTTTCATCATCTGTTAAATTTCCTAAATAAACAGGTTTTTTTCTTTTACCTTTATTGTTTTCATCAAGATGATAATTTCTTAATTGAGTAATTAATTCTTCAAGTGTCTTTTCTTTATCCATTATAGGATATATTTAAATATTATAATATCTTTAAATCAATTTTTTTAATAATTAATAAAAATTCTATAATTTTATTGTTTGATATAAACAACAATTTTTTAAAATTCCTCTTGAATTTATTAATCCGTGAAACCAATTACTTATAATTTGTGGTTCAATTGATAAAACAAAAGATATTTGTTTTATAGTTTTAAATTCCATAATTTTAAATAATTCTTTTTTTTCTTCATCTTCATATAAATATAAAACCCAAGACATTATAATTAATTTCTAGAAAAAAGTTTTAACAAAAATACATTATTTTTACTTACCACCCCCTCCGCCCCCTCCTGGTGTTCCTTCTGTATATTGTATCCATCCCCCTCTATTATAAAAAGAAGAAGACCAAGGATTTCTAAAACAATGAATAGCACCGATAGTAATTGAATCATTAATATCCCAACCTGCTGAATAACCTGAAGTTATTGTATATCCTAAATTATCAGTATTAAATCCTTTAGTTGTTCCTACTTGGACTAAATTAGAATTAATATTTTTGGTTCTAACATCGACATAAAAAGAACTTGTAGGAGTAGAACCTTGTGCCGTTCCTGATGAATTCACTAAATTCACCCTAAATCCTGAAAAATAATAACCATCAGGGATAGTGAAAAAAGCATAGTATTGTGAACCAGCATAACACTGCATAGAACCGTGATTAAAACTATCACTTATTACACTTCTGGCATAACCTGAAGAATCATTATCATTCAAAAAATCACTTGGTAATAAAAATCTATAAAGAAAACCGTTTGCAACATCTCTATATATTCCACCAAGTCCACCTACACCTGCAGCTATCGCAGGACTAAATTTAGGGAATATATTCGTAGTACTTGATAAATCAAAATTAGTCATAGGTGTTGGATTAGAAGGATAATTATTACCTGTCAGAGCAGTTGTCCCTGCCGTTGATGTGAAAGTAATACTATCTATCCCAGTTAAATCATCATCTAAATTTATTGTATCAGGATTGGTTGTTGTATCAATAGTAATATTTTTTCCTCCTTGATAAGTTGTATTAGTATCTGTTGATGATATAGTAATAGGTGTAGAACCATCATACGACGTTTCAACTGCTCCATCAGTAGTATTTATAAAAGATATATTTGTTCCCTTTGTTAAAACATTAGGAACTTTTAATACACCTGCCTGTCCTGAACCTACATTATTAGATAAAGTTGTTGAGTCTGCATTAAGTGCTATTGTTCTATTTAATCCTCCTGTATTTGTAATAGTAATTCCATTACCTTCTGTTAGATTTAATTGATTATCATTATCAGTAGAAGAAATAGTTATAGCAGTAGAACCGTCATAAGTAGTTCCTGATGAAAAACTTATATTTGTTCCTGCAGTTAAAGTATTAGGAACTTTTAATACTTCTAATGCTCCACCTCCTGCTCCTAATGTATTTGTATCATATTGTAATTCTACTTGTTTATTTAATCCTCCTAAATTATTTATAATCATAGGTAAAGCAGCAGTTAAATTTAATTGATTATCATTATCAGTCGAAGAAATAGTTATAGCAGTAGAACCGTCATAAGTAGTTCCTGATGAAAAAGTTATATTTGTTCCAGCAGTTAATGCATTAGGAACTTTTAAAACTTGATTTTGCGTTCCAGTTCCTCCCGTGTTATTTATAGTTGTTCCATCATTATCAGTCGTTATAACTGTTCCAGTTATATCTATACCATTACCACCAGAACCGAAACCGTGTCCAGCAGCGTTAATAGTATCAGGAATTGAACCGTCAAAAGTAGAATTACCACTCGCTAATGATAAATCTGTCCCCATTGTTAAAGCATTAGGTAAACTTACACTATTTGACCCCCAAATAGCAGGTTGTCCTTCACCTTGCGAGATTATAACTTGTCCGTTTGTTCCTGCTTCTAAATCACTTGTTAATCTTATTTCCCCTTGGTTATTTATATCTGTTGCATTAATAGTTTTTAATCCTGTAAAACTCATTATATATAAACTTTTTAGAAAAAAGTTTTTACAAAAAAAAATAATAAATTAGTTTTTACATAAAATAATTAATTTTGTTTTATATAAAAAAATTTTTTCTTATAAGTAAATATAATGGAAAACATCGAAAAAGAAATTGAAGAAAAAAGTATTGAGAGAGTAAAAGAAGAAGAAGTTGAACAAGAAACAATTATTGAACCTGAACCTGAACCAGAACCTGAACCTCGTCCACAGACGACTAAAAAATCAAAAAAAGTAAGAAGTCAGAAACAGATTGAAGCGTTTGAGAAAGCACGATTAAAAAGAGCAGAAAGTATAAAACTTAAAAAAGAACAAAAAGAAAAAGAAAAATTAGAAAAAAAAGAAAATAAAAAAATAATTAAACAAAAAGTTACAGAAGAAATAAATAAAACTTCTAATCCACAAAATTATATACCTGTACAAAATTATCCTAAGAATTCACCTAGAGAACAAGTAATTCAAAATCATTATTATTATTACGGAGTTCCACCACCTGAACCTGTTATTAAAAGAAAATCAAGGAAAAAAAAAGTAGTTGTAGAAAGTTCAAGTAGTGAAGAAGAAAGTGAAGAAGAAGTTTTTGAAAAACCTGATTTCCCTGAAACTTATCAAGAATTACAAAATTATAAAGAAGAAGAACAAGTTGTTAAAAAACCATTACCTAAATTAAAATTTGGTTTTGCCTAATATTATTTTTTTTTTATTAAAACTTTTTTCTAAAAAGTTTATATAATGGAAAAAACTAAAATACAAGAAAAAGAATTTGATAAAAAAATTATTGTATCAGGTCAAAAATTTAGTTGCGATGATATTGATTCAGAGATTCCTAAACCACTCCCTCAACGTGGAGGATTTGCAATGCTTATTTGCGGTCGTCCAGGTTTTGGTAAGACTTCTTTAATTTGTTCCCTCGTTTGTCGTCAGGGTAAAGCATTCAATAAACGATTTGATAGAGTATTCGTATTTTCCCCTTCAATGCTTACTATGAATGATGACCCTTTTGAATTAATACCTGATGAACAAAAATTTACAGAAGCATCAGAAGAAAATATAAATAGTTTTTTAGAACAGATTGATGGTAGTGGTGAAAAAGTATTATTAATTCTTGACGATACAATTTGCGATATTAGAGGAAAAGGCAAAGCAAATATAGAAAATAAAATACAAAAGATTTTTTTTAATCGTCGTCACCTTTGCGGTTTTGGTGGTAGTTGTTCTATAATAGCAACAAGTCAAACATACAATAAGATTTGTCCTAAACTAAGAAAAACGTGTAGTCACTTAGTTTTATATAAACCACAAAAAAGAGAAGTCGAGAATGTTTATGATGATATGATTCAGATTCCAAAAAAAGAATTTATTGATGTTTTAAATTATGTTTATGATAAAAAACATAATTTTTTATATTTAGATACTACACAACCAGATACAAAGATGTTACATAAAAATTTCGCACAGTTAATTATTTCTAGTCCTAATATTCAAGAAGATTTTTCTATGGATTAAATTGTTTTGGTAAGGATTAAACTTTTTAGAAAAAAGTTTTAACAAAAATAAGTTATTTTTTTAACATTGAAAATCCTATGGATTAGGAGGATTATTATTTTCTTCATTATTATCATTATTTTCATTATTTTCATTATTCTTATTTTTATTTTTATTATCATCATCATCTTCTTCTTTTGGTTTTCTATTACAACTTAATAATCCACAACATAAATTAATCGTTGTACATCTAGATTTAAATACTACTAATAAAACCGAAGCAATGGCACTTGCGGATATAGTAATTAAATTACTCCAATCATTAGCATTCCATACATAATTTTCATCATTAGAAATAATTACAACATCATTAGATTCAGACATTATATAAACTTTTTAGAAAAAAGTTTTAACAAAAAAAGAAAATAATATTAGTTTTATAAACTTTTTTAAAAAGTTTTTTTAGAAAAAATAGTTCTTTTAGAAAAAGAATAAAATTTAGTGTTTTTTTGTTAAAACTTTTTTCTTAAAAAAGTTTATATAATGAAATTTAATAAAGAATTATGGGAACTTGGAAGAAAAATTGAAGATGATACATTACCTATTATAAATAAATATTTTGATTGTAATTTTCAAAGAAACGAAAACGATATTTTTGACATTCTTGATTTTAAAGATGATGAAAAAAATATAATTGTAGAAATAAAAGGTAGAAGAATTTCTTCTACAAAATATTCTGATACTTTAATAACTTCTAATAAAATAACAGAAGGATTAAATAAAATTGATGATGGATATAAAGTTTATTTTGTTTTTGTTTTTACTGATAAAATTTTTGAGTATGAATTAAAACAAGACCAATCTTTTAAAGTTAAATTTATTGGTCTTCAATGTATTCAACATTATTTAATACCAATTAATGAGATGACAGAAATTGAAAACTAATATTATATTTTTCTAAAAATAAAATTTTTTTCTGTAAGTTCTTTTTCTAAAAGAACTATATAATGAGAACTCGAAAATCTTTACCTGATTTTTCTGATAGGTACGTAGATAGTGCTATATCAAGACAAAGATTACTAAATTATCAAAGAGTAAAAACTGCTCCTAATGAATTGATTCTTGCAAAATTACAATTGAAAAAAAAAAAATTAAGAAAAACAAAAAATTTAAAAACAGAAATTAAAGATATAAGAAGACAACAACGAAGATTTGAAAAAGGTGAAAAAAGAGATAAACCTGAGGATGATGTTAGAATTGTAGGTGACCCTATAATGATAAAAGAAGGTGGTGGGATTGCTTTTGACCCTGAAATTGAAAAAGAAAAAATAAAAAGTAATGAAAGAATACAACAACAAAAAATTAATTTAATAGGTTATAAATTAAGATTAGAAGAACAAAAAGAAATTGAAAGAAGAAGACAATTTGACGCTGAATTAATAGATAGAGGAGTTCAAAGAGATTTTCAAGAACAACAATTACGATTACAATTAGAAGAACAAAAAAAACAATTTGATGCTAATTTTTTAGATAGAGGAATTCAAAGAGATTTTGCTCAGGCAAATTTTCAAGCACTAGATGAAGATACAAGAAGAAAAACTTTACAATTAGAAGGTAGACTGAGTAATATAGATAGATTTATAGCAGGATTAACAACTGGTGAATTACAAGAAAGTATACAACGTGAAGAACAAAGAGAAGCAGGAGCTAAAATTGAAGATGAAGGTACTGATTTTTTTCAAATTTTTAACCCGAAAACTTTTCCAGTAGGACAAAGTGACGAATTAGAAGTTTCAGTATTACAACCTAAACCAGAACCAGAACCACAAAGAGAACCTTTTGAAAGTGAATTACGAGAAGCAGCACAAAAAGCAAAACCTGAGTTAAAATTAGAATTAGATACAGAAGAACAAATAGCAAAAAAATTAGGACAAAAAAAAGCAGTTGTTAAAAAAATAAAAACAGGAAAAAAAGGTAAAAAGAAAAAAAAACCAGAAGAGGAAGAAGGTTTTTTTGTTGGTGAATTTGATTTACCTGAAACTGATATACCTTTTGGTGAAGACCCTGAAAGAGTAAGAGAATTAATAGAACAAGAAGAAACACCTGGAGGTGTTACAACAGGGGCATTATTAGAAGAAGCATCACCAAGAACTCAAACTTTATCAAAATCTCAATTATTAGAAAGATTAAGAGGTGATTAAGGAAATCCTTTACATTCTAAAATAATACGCTTCTCTCTGTCTTTAAGATATTGTTTTTCTAAATAAATATACAGAAAAATAAATAAAATATAAAAAATTAAAAAATAAACTAAAAAAAAAAATAACATACTATATAATGGAAAATATTTTAAATCCTGATATTTATCAAAAAGCAAAGAAAGAAGCAGACAAAGTTTATAAAAAAAATAGTGCTTATAAAAGTATGTTTATTTCAAAAAAATATAAAGAATTAGGTGGAAAATATAAAACTAAAAAGAAAAAATCAGGTTCTACTGATAATTGGACAAAAGAAGAATGGATTCAAGTTTTACCTTATTTAGAAAAAGGTAAAAAAATAGTTTGTGGATTAGATAATAAAAAAAATAAAGTTTGTAGACCTTTTAAAAGAATTAATAGTAAAACACCAATAACATTACCTGAATTATTAAAATTACATAAAAAAGAAGATTTAATTAAATTAGCAAAAAAAAAAGTAAAAGATATGGATGGAAGAATAAGTAGTTGGAAAACATTAAAATTTATACCTTCTAAAAAATAAAAACTAGGATTTTTAAAAAATCCTTACCAAAACTTTTTGTTAAAACTTTTTTCTAAAAAGTTTATTTTTGTTAAAACTTTTTTCTAAAAAGTTTATATAATGAACAAAACAAAAACAAAAAAAAAAGAGAATTTATATTTTAAAAATTATGATTTATATAGTGATGCAAATCCAAAAGATACAATAAGGATTAAATATAAAACATTAGAAGATGTTAAAGATACTATTAAAAAATTAGAAAAATTATATAAATCAGGTAAATATAAACATAATAGAATATCCCAAGTAGTTAATGTAATGACTCAAAGATTAAGAGTTATTAATGCTAATGATAAAAGATATAAATTATCATTAAAATATTTTAATTTTTTAAAAAAAAGAACAAAGTTAAAAGATGATAAAGAAAGAAAAAAATTAACTTTTTTCTAAAAGAACTATTTAACTTTTTAGAAAAAAGTTTATAAAAATTGTTTTGGTAAGGATTTTCTAAAAATCCTATTTAAAAGAAATTGTATAATTACCATCAACAATTTTTAAATTATTTATTTTATTTTTATTATAATATTTTGCATCAGGATTTTTTTTGTGATAATCTTTTTTTTGTTGTAATCTTCTATTTTCAAAATAATGAGAAGATTTAGGATTATTTTTATTTTTATGATATAAATTTAATTGATATTTATTTATATCGCACTTTTTATTATCCATTATATTAAAACTAATATAATATATTTTTTGTTAAAACTTTTTTCTAAAAAGATTATATAATGCCTACACATTACGGAGGAACAAAAAAACATCAAGGGGGTAATGGAAAATTAACACAAAGACAAAAAGACACAATGAAAAGACATTCAAAACATCATACAAAAAAACATATGGATTTAATGACAAAATTAATGAAAGAAGGGAAAACTTTTGGTGAAGCTCATAAAATAGCAATGAAAAAAGTAGGAAAATAAAACTAAATTTTTATATTTTTTGTTAAAACTTTTTTCTAAAAAGTTTATATAATGCCTATTGATATAACTATTAAAGAAGCACAACCAAAAACAAAAAAAAGATTTACCGCTATATTTAGAATTCATAAAGGTGGAAAAGTAATAAAAATTACACACTTCGGACAACGAAATCCTAAATTTGGAACTTATATTGACCACGGAGACAAAGAAAAAAGAAAAAATTTTAGAGCAAGACATAAAAAAGATTTAGAAACAGGAGATTTTAAAAGAGCAGGTTTTTTAAGTTATTATTTATTATGGGGTGATAAAACAACATTAGAAGGTAATTTAAAAGATTATAAAAAAAGATTTAATCTAACATAGGATTTTCAAAAAATCCTTACCAAAACAATTTTTATAAACTTTTTTCTAAAAAGTTTACTAAAATTTAAATTTTTTTTATTAAAACTTTTTTCTAAAAAGTTTATATAATGCCAACAAGAAAAAAATATAGTTCTAAAACTAATGAAGAAATTATAAAAAAAGCAAAAAAAGAGGGAAAGATTACAGAGAAACAGATGAAATCACTACCTGAGGGACTTCTTCTAGGTATTGCTAAAAAAGGAGATAAAAAAGGAGGTATAAAAGAAACTAGGAAAAAAACAGGAAAAGAAGCACACAAAAGAGGTAGACCAAAAAAGGGTTCAATGGTTGAAGTTAAAGAATGAGGTTTAATTTTTGAAAAATAGTTATTTTAGACAGAGCGTAGCGATTACAGAAAAAATATTATTGTTTTTTTTAATAAAATTTTTTTTCTAAAATAATTATATAATGGATTTAAACCATAATGTTAAAAGTGAAATTAAAAAATCAAAAAATATTTTAATTCAATCAAACAAAGAAGAATTAAATTATTTATTTTTAAAAGATGATGATATTGAAAAATTTAATGAATTACCTGAAATTATAACACGCGATAAATATGATTATTGCATTAATAAAAATAATGGTGATGATTCAAAATTACCTGATTTAATACCATTATCTTTAATATCTTGCAAAGATAATTTAGACCAATTAGAAGAATTTTATAGAAAAAAATTTCCAAGATTACCTGATGAATATCACGGAATACTTGCTAGATATTCATCAAGACAAAATTTAACAAAAAAAGAAACTAGAAACGCTTTAAAAAAATATAATAAAAATCCTAAAAAAGGATTACCAGTTGGTTTACAAGTTGCAAAAGGTAAATTTGAAATAGACTTCTGTTAGGATTTTTAAAAAAGTTTTCTAAAATTTAAATTTTTTTTGTTAAAACTTTTTTCTTAAAAAAGTTTATATAATGATTAGTTCTTATGGTAGAAAATCACGAGGAGGAAGTATTGGTAAAAAAACAAGTTCTTTAAAAAAAGGTGTTAAAACATTAGGTTTAGCATTAGTTGCAGGAGCAGGTATTTATGCCGCAACTCATTCTAACGAAAAAGTTCATCAAAATACAGAAGAAGAGTTAAGAACTCAAGAATTAGATAAACAAAGAGAAAAATTAGCGGCAGAAGGAGCATCACCTGCTCCACCTCCTGCTGTTGAATTTGGAAAATCTGGAAAAGGTGGAAAAGTTGATAAAGCAAGGGATATTTTAGACGTTGCTTCTGCTGGATTAGATGTTGTTGAAGATGTTGGTGAAAAAAAAAGTAAATTAGGTAAAATAAAAGCAGTAGGTAAAGGTGTAAAAGATATAAAAGAAAAAGTTCAAGAAGTAGGACAAAAAGATATACAAGCAAAATTTGAAGAAGGATTATTAACAGACCAACAAGCGAAAAAATTTGCTGGTAAACAGATGAAAAAAGCAGAACAAGAAGCACGAGTTAGATTATGCGATGATAAATATCCAAAAGGAACAGGTAAAAAAACAGCTGCAAGAAGAAAATTATGTTATAAAACAGGTAATTAAGAAAAAAACCATCCTTTTGATATTTCATTATTAATATTTTTCTTTTTTTCTAATTTTTCTAATAAATCTTTACTAATTAAATTATTATCTTTTTGATTTTGATTTAATTGATTTTTTATAAATAATAAATCTTTTTCAATAAAATTTATTTTTTTTAATAATAATAATAAATTTTTATTAACTTCTTCTATTGGTTTTTTTTTTGATTTATCCATTATAAACTTTTTTAAGAAAAAAGTTTTAAGGAAAAAAAAATAATATTAGTTTATTTTATATATTATGACAAGTGAATATAAAGAAACAGAAACACCCGCAAGTAGGGTAATTTATATTAATAGTGCAGACGCTACTACTACTTTTAATAACAATGACAGTGATTTTGATTTTACATTAGAAGAACCTATTGTTGTTCCTGAACATCATAGTATTTTAATGTCTGTATTTAGTGCTGAAATTCCTTATAGTTTTTATAATTTTGTTGATGGAAAAAATACACGATTAGATTATGTTATTACTGCTGCGGGAACACCTGCTTCTTATGATGCGAATGGAAAAGTTACAGGTTTTAATACTTTAACATTACCACAAGGAAATTATACTGCTACACAACTAGCGAGTTTTTTAGAAAATAATGTTGTAGGAGGTGGTCCTATTTTTCCTTTAAAGTGTAGGTTTGACCCTACTTCATTAAAATTTAAATTTGCTTCACAGGTTAAATTTGTAAGGGTTACATTAGCATTAAAAAACGGAGTAGCAACTGGAACAATAAATAATCCTGGGGATGATATGAATGAAGAGTTAGGTTTTGATTTTACTAATATTTTAGGAGACCCTTTTGTTGAATTAAATTTAGGTGCTAATCAATGGAATTATGGATATACTAATCCTACATTAGGAGGTGGTGGTGTTGTTGTTCCAGGTGTAGGAACTGATAATCCTGTCTTTGGTCCTTTTTTTGTAGAGACTTTTTTATTTGCGGATGATGTATGCGATTTAACTAATTCAATAAGAAGTTTATTTATAAGAACTAATTTAAGTACAACAAGTATTTTAGATAGTAATATAGGAGGAGGTTTTAGTAATATATTATGTAGAGTTCCTATTAATACAGAACCGGGAGGAATTATTAATATTCAACCTATGAATGGTAATGTACATAAATTATTATTAAAACAAAAAGTTATTACAAATATTTCAATGAGATTAACAAATCAAAAAAATACTACTATAAATCTTAATGGTTTAAATTTTGATATATCATTAAAATTAGATTTTATAGAAACAAAATTTTTAAAAAGACCTAAAACTTTAAGAAAACAAATAGCAGAGTTTGAAGAAACACAAAAAGAAAAAAAAGAAGAAGAACAATTAGAAAAAAAATCAAAAACTAAAATTAAAAAAAGTAAGAAATAATTATTTTATATTTAATAAATATATTAATAATGGGTTTTTTTTCAAATTTAGGAAGAAAAATAGGACACGCTGCTCATTCAATAGGAAAAAAAGCAGCGACAATTGCTCATAAAGGCGTAAAAGTAGTAGCAGACCACGCTGGTCAAGTAGCAAATATTGCTGATAAAGTATCAGGCGTTGCTGGTGTCTTAGCATCAGGTGCTGCAATGGTAGGATTAGAACCTGTCGCTGCTGGACTTGCGGGAGTTGCTGCGGGAGCAAAAGGTGTGAGTAAAATAGCAGGAATCGCAGGTAGTGCTGCAAAAACTGCTATGACTGCTGAAAAAGCAGTTAAGAAAGGATTTTCTGCTGTAGAAAGCGGAAGAGGTGCTATTGATGATATAAGAAGAGGGAATATAATGGGTGCAATTGAACAAGGAAAAACTGCTGTTGAAGATGCTAAAAGTGCTATTGCAACAGGTAAAGAAGCAAGAAAAGGAATTGAAAGATTAAGAAAATAAAATTAATATTTTTTATTTTAAAATTTTTTTCTAAAAAGTTTATATAATGGAAATTTTTACTAGTTTTTGTTTAGGTTTTGTTTTAGGTTGTTTTTTTTGTGAATTTTGTGATAAAATAAAAAAACATTATGATAATAAAATAATTATTTTAAAAAAAGAACTTATTGAAAAAGAAAAATAAGATTTTATAAACTTTTTTTAAAAGTTTGAAAATTAATAATTTTCTAAAAAGTTTAAAATTTTATTTTTTAAAAAAAATATATAATATAATATAATGGATATTGATAAAACAATTAATTCAGTTAAAGTATTAAGTATTGATGAAGAAAGAAGAAAATTTAGGGTAATATTTACAACTAATAGCGCTGCTGCTAATGATACTCGATTCGGTAAATTCAACTTTAATTTACCTCCTCCGACATCATTGACTAATTCAGACCACTTTCAAAACGCAAGAATAAAAATTGAATATGTTTGTGCGACTCCTGACGGGGGAGTTTCTGATGCAACTTGGGTTTTATCAACTAATACAGGAGTAGGAATACATCAGGGAGGAGTAATTGTAAGATTAAATACACCTTGTCAACAAGTGGTTAGAAATAAAATATTTACTGGTGCTGAATATGGAACAGGAACAATAGACCATAATGGATTCTTACAATTCGTACCAATGGAATTAAAGAATGTTGGTTCTCTTCTTGCTAATGCAGCCGGTCCTGCTGGTGCTGGTGTTCCACAGAGAACAACTATATCGTGGATTGGTGACGGAACTGGTGCGGAGGGTATGATTACCGCTAATCCTTTTAATCAAAATATAGAATTATCATTAATGAGTCCTTCTGTTGATTTTGCTACTTGTTATTTAGCATCTGCTACTGCCGGGGGTGGTTTGGCAAATCCATTAGGAGTTTACACGGTTCAATTTATAGTTGAGATGATTCCTAATAAATAGTTCTTTTAGAAAAAGAACTTACAGAAAAAATATTAAAGGATTTTTAAAAAGTTTGAATTAAAAATATTAGTTTTTTAAAAAAATTTATTTTCTAATATAAATATATAATAATGGAAAGTTTTGCTGTTTTACCTTCTAATGCTGATTATACCAAGGTTTTACCCTTAGCGGTTGAAAGTCGTTCTCGTAGACGTACTTTTTTTCCTGTTAATGGTCAATCGTTTACAAGTGACGGAAATAATATTATTAGAATTGATATTTCCGCTCAGGCGTTTTTAGACCCTAAGCATTCTTATTTAAGATTTAATTTTACTAATAATTCCGGTCAGGCGTTAGGTTTTGACTACGGGGGAGGCCACGGAATAATCGAGAGACTGAGAATTGAACAAGCCGGTAATGTTTTATCTGATTGTAATAATTACAATAAATTAATGAGTGCTATTATTCTTCCTTCTCAGGGTGGTGTTGATTCTCTCGCTCATCGTTCTCTTACTGAGGGACAAGCATTCCTTAATCAGAATGGCAATGGTAATAGTTTAAATCCTGCTCCTGCTAATCAGGTAGGCGGTGCTACTATGGGAACTCCTTCTCAGACTGCTGGATTCTTGGCAAACGGTGACACTTATATTTTTTCTATTCCTTTAATGAATGGACTTATCGGAACAACTCAGGATAAATTAGTACCCTTACAGATGCTCGGTTCATCCCCTATTACCATAGAAATTCAACTTGCTCCACTTCGTGACATTGGTTCTATTGCAGTTGCTGCACCTGCTGCTGGGACAAATTATACTATTGACAATGTTCGTTACATTGCTCAATTAATTGAGGTCGGTCCAGAAGTAGACGCTAATCTTCGAATGGTTCAGGAGATGTCAGGAGGTCGTCTTGTTCTTAATGGTGTTGATTACACGCACTTCAACGGTAATGTTCCTGCTAATGCAACAGGTAATCAAGTTGTTAATGTTCCTGCTCGTCGTAAGTCATTAAAATCTCTATTTTTTGTCGGTGCTTCTAAATCTTACGCTGCAGATGGTGCAGGGGGTGCAGAACACGGTTTTGTTTATAATTTATCGTATGGTGGTAATTTCAATATGACTGATTACCAGTTGAAAATTGGTTCTGTTCTTTATCCACCTACTCCTATTGATTGTCAATTCCAGGCAGGTAATCAGGCATTCAATCGTAGTGAAGTAGTTAGTGAATTATCTAAATCATTAGGAACTCTTGGTTCAGTTCACGGAACAGGTGTTTTATCGACTGTTAATGCTTTTACTACTGACTGCGTAGTTGGTAATATGACTATTCCTGCCGCAGTGGGTGCTAATCCTCCAACTACTCTTAAATTTTCACCTTTCTCTGTTGACCTAGAAGCCTTCCAAAGAACTGCCATTGAATCAGGAGTCAATACTGCGGACCAATCACTGCCAATTTCTCTTATTCTTAATATTGGCGCTGCTCAAGCTCAAGCGATTAATGTTGATGCTTATGTATCGTATGATTCCCTTTATTTTATTGATGAAACAGGTAGTATAAGGGTTAGTATGTGATTCTATTCGAGTAAAAAAACGATATAAAACATTAATTATTATTATAATTAGAATATGGTTAATTATAATAATGGAAAAATTTATAAAATTGTTTGTAATACTACTGGATTAGTTTATATTGGTTCTACAACTAAAAATAAATTATGTCAAAGATTACAAGAACATAAAGCAAGATTTAAAAAACATAATGAAAATAAACTTAAATATAGTTCTTACGAAGTTTTAAAAAATAATAATTATAAAATTATTTTAATAGAAAATTTCAGTTGTTCTAATAAAGATGAATTGACCGCAAGAGAAAGATATTATATTGAAAATATAGATTGCGTTAATAAGGTAATACCGGGAAGAACAAGAAAAGAACGTGATAGTTTAAAAATTAATAAAGAAAAAAAGATAGAACAAAATAAAAAATATTATGAAAAAAATAAAGAACAATATAGTTTACGTTCTAAAAATTATAGAGAAAAAAATAAAAAACAATTAAAAGATAAACAAAAAAAATATTTAGATTATCAAAATTCTTTCGGTGGTAGAATTGGTAGAAATAATAATAGTTTATTAAAAATAGATGTAAATTTATTTTTATAAAAAATAAAAAACTAAAAAAAAAATAATTAAA